GTCAGCCAGTACTTCAACCAGGCCGACCCGTCGCTGACCCGGGACAAGGCGGAGGCATCGGCTTTCAAGCAGATGTTCAAGTCCTATGTCGCGGGCCTCGCGGACGGCGTGGTGGCCATCGCCGGACTCTACGACGGGACCAACGCCACGGCTGAGGACCCGCTGCTGTACGGGTTCCTGGTGCAGACGACCGCCGTGGACAACTACTGGATCCACGCCCCCTTGGGGGCCCAGGGGTCCGGCGCCTTCGGGAACCCGGCCAAGTCCATCTCCGGTATCTCCACGAAGTACGAGATAAAGTCGGCGCTCAACTCCGCCAACTTGATCGCCGCAGAAGTGCAGCTCGACAACACCGGCGGCGGACTGGACAACGGCCTGATCCTGTCCCCCTGGGTGACGCAGGGCAGCGCCGGTACGGGCTCCTCGACGAACAACGCGGCCGGTGCCACCGCGAACGGCGGGGTGCTCATCGTCCACGCCTTCTCGGACGCGGCGAGTCTCGTGGTCAACCTCCAGGACTCCGCGGACAACGTCACCTTCGCGAACGTGTCCGGGTACACCGTGAGCCCGACGAACTCCGTGGCCGGTGCCTACCGCTATCCGGCCGCCGGGACCGTCCCGTCCGGAACCATCCGCCAGTACACCCGGGTCACGTGGACCGGCACAGGGACGTTCCTCGCCCTGTTCTCCAGGAAGTAAGAAGGAGTTGAGATGACCGCGCTGTCTGCAAGCCACGGCTCACGCGCTGATTTCTACATCGGCACCTCGGGTTCCCCCGGTACCGCCATCGCCATCAGCCAGTACCTCGACACGACGTCGCTCGGGATGACCCGGGACAAGGCGGAGGCCTCTGCTTTCAAGCAGCTTTTCAAGAGCTATGTGGCCGGTCTGTGCGACCTGGTCATTCCGCTCCAGGGTCCGGCCGACGTCAATATCACCACGCAGATGTACGCGCTGTTCATCATGGCCGGTGCGGGCAGCGCCATCGCGTGGGAGTACGGCCCCACCGGAATTGGCGCAGGTCTCGGCCCGCTCTACACTGGCGTCGGGTTCCTCACGAAGTACGAGGAGAAGTCGGCGCTGAACGCAGCGTTCGGATGGACCGGAGAGTTCCAGAACTCCGGCACCCCGGTCCGCACCATCCAGTAATAATTCCTACGAGACAAAGGGCGAATGAAATGCCGCAGCCGCTTTTTCCCCAGGACGTCATCGACAAGGACTTTCCGGAAGACGAGCCGGAGGAGGACGAGGACTACGACGATGACGGCGAGGACGACTACGACGAGGACGAGAACGGGGAACTGCCCCCTGGTATCTCCCCAGACGACCCGCACGCCCACGACGACGCCGGGATCATCACCCTCGAAGAGCTCAACGAGGTCGACGACACCGCGGAGGAGAAGCTCTACATCGAGGAGTGGGGCAAGAACGTCGTCGTGAAGGGCATCTCCATGGAGGAGCTCAAGTACATCCGCCGCAAGGCGAACACGAAGCAGGCCAGGGTGTCCGGCATGCGCCGCGACATCACCGAGCGCGAGCTCATCATCGCCGGTCTCGTCAGCCCTCCAGGGAACCTCCAGACCTACAACATCCTGGTGCAGAAGTCGGCGGGAGCCGTCGCGAAGATCGCCAACCGGATCCTCGACAAGTCCGGCATGAGCGACGACGCGGAGAAGAAGAGGGAGCGCCGATTTCCTCGCCGATGACGAGCTCTTCTTCACCTACCAGATCGCAGAGATGACACACCGGACGGTGCAGGAACTTCTTACCGGGAGGCCTGCACCGTTGTCTTCTAGCGAGCTGCGGATGTGGGGGACGTACTACAAGGTGAAGAAGTACTACCAGGAGACGCAGAAGGACAGCTAGGGAGGTGAGACCGTGGCCGATTTCGAGGTCTCCGGTGAAGCGTCGCTCGACCCCGAGCATCTGATCGAAGACGTCTCGGCCATCATCGACAAGTTCGACGAGCTGATGTCGAAGGTCGACGAGGTCAGCGCCAAGCTCGACGAGATATCCCACAAGGACATCAGCATCGCCGTGCTCATCGACGGCATGGACAAGCTCGATGAGCTGAAGCTGTTCCTGGACGAGATCGACTCCCATGACTACACCGCCAAAATAAAGGTGGACATCCTCGACAAGGACCAGCTGGACAAGCTCTACATCGACATCCTCGAACTTGAGCTCTACGACCACAACGTGGACGTCAAGGTGACGACCTCCGGAATAGCCGACACGGAGGCGAAGCTCAAAGCCCTCAACGCGACAACGGACGACACCTCGAAGAAGCTGGACAAGGTGGCGAAGTCCTCGGACGGCTTCAAGTTCTCCCTCATGGCGCTGGCCCCCTTGCTCATACCCATCGCCTCGGCCACCATCGCGGCAGCTGGCGGCGTCATGGGGATGGCCGCAGCCTTCGGCGCCATGGCCGTCCCCGCGCTCGCCTTCGGTCTTGCCGCGAAGTCCGTGTACACGAACATCACCACGCTCATCACCGGGCTGGACGCCAACACCACCGCGGCTCTGGCGAACGCGACTTCTTACAAGCAGATCTACTCGATTCTGAACAGCAACAGCACCGCGTTCCACAACATGGACAGCGCCATGCAGACCGTGACGGTCGGGTACGTCATGATGAAGAACGCGCTGACCACTTTCCAGAACGCGATTCAGCTTCCTGTGACGATGGTCCTGTATGACACGTTCCACCTTCTCAGCCAGGTTCTCGGGTACCTGACGCCTGCGGTGTACGCGTTCGGCATGGCGCTCAACCTTGTCATCCTGAACTTCTCGACGCGGCTCAAGGACCCGACGTTCCAGAAGTTCTTCAAGGACGCCACCGCGAACATGGGAACGCTCGTCACCGACTGGGGCGGCGGCTTCGTCAACATCATCGAGGGCCTCACCGCGCTGCTCGACGCGTTCCTCCCGGTCGGCGTGAAGATGTCCAACGGGTTCCTTCAGATGACGAAGGACTTCGACAACTGGGCGCAGAAGCTATCCACCTCCGAAGGATTCAAGAAGTTCCTCGGAATCGTGGAGACGGACGGCCCGGTCATCCTGAAGATCCTGGGCCAGGTCATCCTCTTCGTGGCCCAGCTGGTCGGAGTTCTCGGCACCGCGAGCGTCAGCCACACCCTGTTCAACGACCTTCTGCAACTTCTGTCGGTCGTCAACAAGTTCCTGGCAACCCACCCGGGAATGGCCCAGTTCGCCGCGGACCTGCTTCTCATCGGCGTGGCCGCGTGGAAGCTCGGCCCCGCGCTCGGACCGCTGATGTCCTTCATCGCCAGCCCGATCGGCATCGCCGTCGTCGCCATCCTGGCCCTCGGCCTCGCCTTCGTCTACGCGTACAACAAGTCGGCGGAGTTCCGCGACTGGGTGAACAAGAACCTGAAGCCGCTGTGGGACCAGCTCACCCACGACGTCAGCCAGTTCACCAATGCCATGACGAATCTGTGGCCGACGATCGAGGGGATCTGGAAGAGATTCCTTCCCCAGCTGACGCTCATCGCCCAAGGCGAGATGACGAACCTGGTAGGAATATTCGGAGGACTTTTCCAGATCATCGCAGGAATATTCCAGCTGTTCTCGGGAATCCTCAGCGGAAAATGGGGCCTCATCTGGAAGGGGCTTCTCAACATCCTCGAAGGGTTCGGAACACTTGTCGGCGGAATGATGATGGGCTTCCTGACGATGATGGAAGGAATCATCGAGTCCCTCGGAAAAATCATCTGGGGTCTGATCGGCCACTGGGTCACGCAGTGGGTCGCCAACTTCGTCACATTCGTCTCGCAGACGATACAAACACTGACTCAGTTGCCCGGCCAGACGGTGGCCGTCGCGACCAGGATGATGGCCCAGTTCAACCTGGCGCTGGTCAACGGAATCGTCGCAGCGGTCAACTGGTTCAACGGACTTCCGGGGAGAGTCGTCAGCGCGCTGGGGAACCTCGGAAGCATCCTGTGGAACGCGGGCAGCCAGCTCATCCAGGGGTTCATCAACGGCATCGTGAGCGAGTTCAACTCGGTGCAGTCCACGCTGAGCAGCCTGACGAACTGGCTGACTTCCTGGAAGGGTCCGCCGTCCAAGGACAAGACGCTCCTCTACAGCTCGGGCCAGATGATCATCGACGGCTTCGTCAACGGCCTGGAGTCCAGGTACGCCAAGGTGGCCAACAGCCTCGGAGGCCTGACCAAGACCGTTGGAAGCCAGTTCGGAAGCCAGTTCACCACTGACATCTCCGCGAAGGTAAACGCCTCCCTGAACGCCAAGATGGGTACTTCAGTGGGCTCTGGAGGGAACATGGCCGGAGGGTCCAGCGTCGTGTTCTCCTCGGGTTCGATCCAGATCAACAACCCGTCTCCGGAACCCGCCTCCCAGTCCTTGACCAAGATGCTCCAGAGCACCGCGGCCTTCGGCATCGTCCAGGCTCCGATGGGCGCCAACTTCCCGGGAGGATCCTGAGATGGCCACAGAGACGTGGACGTACGACGGGGTCGCCCTGTCCAACTACGTCGCCGGGAACAAGATCTGGGACATCCGCACCTGGTCCGGACTGGACGACTGGGCCGGTGTGAACACGGGCGGCGGCTCCTCCACCGGCAGCACGAGCAGCGGAACGAACGGCATGTTCCAGCTCGCCCAGTCGCACGGCGAGTTCTGGTTCCCGCAGTACTTCACCGCCATGACGAGACTTCTCACCATGCACGTGTCGTCCTACAACCAGTCCACCGGAGCAGCCCCCACCTCCATCGATCAGGCCCGGCAGAACTTCGACCAGAACCTGGACAGCCTGAACCTGCTCTTCCAGCGGCGCAGGAATCTGGCGTCGCTTCTGAGGAATAGGTCCGACGGGACCACCCGGCTCGGCCTGGTGTCTGTCGATTCGGTCGTCCGCCCGACACTCATCCCTATCACGGACGCCCTCATAACGGTCGAGCTGACGTTCCCGGACCCCTTCTGGAGGGATCCCACCGACATCGTCCTGGCGACCGTCTCAGCTGGCTTCTCGGGCGTCGTGACGGGCCTCGCCGGAGCCA